CATCGTCTGTGAATCATATACATCCACTGTCTTATGTTTGTAGTGATAATGAGGTTTGTAGCAAGACAATTAGGCAGTATATCTCTTGCTTCAGCTGGTGCTTTACCTGCATTCAATTGTCTCTTGTATTCCTGTTCAATTGACTCAAGCAGATATACATCACAAGTATTCTCAATGAACACAAGCTCATCGAACTTCTGATATATTGTACTTGACTGTTGAAATGCACAATGTCTATGCCTTACAAGAGCATGTGATACACCACGATCAACGGTACATTTGAGTGTAATATTAGCATGCTCAAATGGACTATGATGTCCGCGCTTGATACAGTTCAAAGCACGTTTGACACAAGCATCAAGATCTTTTGAGCTGTTATAACACTCTCCTGCTACACATCCAATAAAAGACAATAAGTCTTTTTCATTCAAGAATTGCAAACCCATTTCTTCAATTGTTATTGGTATTGTTTTCATTTTCCTGTACTCCCGAACCCTCCGGTTCTTTCATTATTCTCCCTTTCCCAATCAGCTACCTGTTCGCATGGCACACATTCAATCTGAACTACTCTTGTTCCTTTATCAAGAACTACTGGTTCTTTACCAAGATTGATAGCAATGAAATGCACATGCTGTCCCGAGTAATCAGAATCAATGATACTTGTTGGTGACATAAGTCTGTACTTATACAAGAGACTTGAACGCGGGTACATTACAAGCTTCTTACCATTCGGGATCTCAAATCCAACAAGTAAGTCAATCTTGACAACTTCACCTGGGTTCAGGTTAACAGCATGTGGTAATGACATGTCAGCACAAGCCGCTTCTTTTGTTTTGTATACAGGTGCTTTACCTGTATACCCGTTTTCATCTGTAAATAGTATAGGTTTACAGTATATCATTTCATCCTCCTTGCAATTATTCCTTCAGGATAATTGCCATCATCAAATATTTGAATAATCAATTGCCACACTTCAATGAGCTTATGTTTTGTTTCAAACTCTCCAATCTCAACGCAAAGCTCAGGGTTCACATAACCACAAATAATGTATTTAGTCATCATACCCTCTTTAATTTCTTAAGTACCATTTTAGCCTGTCTAACACAAGCAAGAATACAATCCCATTCTCTTTCAGTAAAAGGCTCTACTGTCCAAGCCACATAAATCCTCAGCTTGTCATCAAAACTAAAATGAGCACAGCCGCTAATACCAGATACCTTTTTTACATCAATGTAGTTACCTGATCCAAAGGTCCATTCAAATTCTTTCATCGTTCAACACCTCCAAGTTTATCAGCCCAGGCTTCCCAAGGTAATCGATAATACCAATCTATTCTTTTCTGCACTTCCCAATTATTATGAAACAAAATATCTCCGATATTAAAAGTTATACTTGGTAAGCCAATTAATAATAGGTATAATGGGCCTAAGTATAAACTCTGCTTCTGATGCCCCCGCTCATGCATCACAGACTTCTTGTCTGGGTAATTACCAAATATAATATAATTACCTAATGATACACCAAAATATTTAGTATTGTCTGGGTTTCTTATTACCCAATGTGTACCAGTACACTTTGCACCTGTAAATAGTATTACAAGCAAACCTAAAAGATTCTGCAGCAACTGCCACAACCATAATAATACTTTCTTCATTAATGTGTCTCCTTATAGTCTGCTTTAAATTCCTTAGGATCAAAGATCCCAGCCTGCATATCTTTATATATCCTATCTGACCAATAACCCCAGTTAGGACCCAACTCACATGATGCCTTAATAGGCACCAACAATTTATCTTTATATACATTACCCATGATCTGTTGTAGCTCGACTGCTGCTTCTGTTCCAGCTTTCGTGAATGGTACAGAATTAACCTGTTCATCATGCACTAACAAATGCAGAGTTAATATATCATAAATACCTTCTTCATATGCCTGTACAATAGCTGTCTTAAGAATGTCTGCTGCTGTACCCTGTATCAATTTATTAAGCATCTTGTATATGAAGTCATTAATCTTGCCAGTTGCCGGATCATACTGTGGTTTAGGTTTATGTAACCGTCTACCACCCATTGTATCAATATAACCTTGCATTTTAGCAACATTTTGACACCATTCCATTGTATCTTTTACAACCGGGAACTTCTTATGATAATTGTAGTATATATCACGTGTGAATGTTTCAATATCAAGGCCTTCTTCTTTAGCAAGTTTCTCAAACAATGTATAATTCTTATCCATCGCTGTCTTCCAGCCCATACCATAGATACAACCATAGTTAAAAGTCTTAACAACAGGACGATATGTAATACCAGTCATGTCCATAGCAATGTTATGCAAGTCTGCACCGCCACGAAGCTGCTCTCTGAACCACTCTGCTTGTGGACCTTGTGCAAAATGACCAAGTAATACTGCCTCAATTTGACTATAATCCATAGCTGCAAGCATCTGTCCTTCTTCAGGCAAGAATAAAGCACGCATATCTTGTGAGAAGTCGTCACCATGCCCCTTGTTTCTTGCTGGTATCTGTTGCAGGTTAGGGTTCTTACAGCTAAAGCGACCTGTTACTGTACCACCGTCACCTTGATCTCTTAGCATTGGTACAAATGTACAGTGAATACGTCCATCAACAATTGTTCTTGAGAGTGACCCATGTAGATACTTATTTAAGATTGCTTCATAATTCTTAAACTCTTGTATCATAGGTATTACTGGATGATGTATACGCGCTAATGCTTCTGCTGACCAACTTTGTGCACCTGTTCTAGTTCTAATAGGACTCTGTATATTCATCTCATTAAGTCTTGCACCAAGTTGCTTTGATGAATTGATCATTTCGCCTGTTATACCATACATTTCAATAAGCTTCTGTTCAACTTCATCATATTTACCTTGTACTTTATCAGCAAGCTTGTGTAAAGCATCTTCGTCTATACGAATACCAACACGTTTCATTTCAAGAAGTATAGGGATCAATTTACATTCAAGCTCATACACTCTTTCAAGACCTTTCATTTTAGGCTCTTGTGCTTTGAACAAGTTATATGTAGCAACACAGTCTTGTAAGTTATATTTCTTCATTAATTCTCGGCCTTCAGGATCATTCCAGACAACATCCACATTTGCCCATACATCCTTTTTATAATTACCAGTGATTAATGATTCCATTTCAAGTTCGTTAAGCTTGAATGATTCCATAGTGTCAGGATCCATAATTTCTGAGTCATTAAATACACCATACTTCTTGAGACCTTTAGCAAGCTTCTTAAGAATTTCTTGATGCTCACTCCACCAAGCCTCAATAGTCTCTGATTTATTCTTACCTGTAATACCAAGACGTTTACAACAGTCATCAAGACCAAGTGATTGATACTCATCGATCAATGCAGCACGTGTCATAGTGTCATGCATGATACCTTTAGGCCTGAACCCATAGAAGTTATACATCCAGCTTAAATCATATAAACCGTTATGGAATATAAGATCAATGTCAGGATCTTCTACAAGATCTTTACACTCTTGAATGTCATTTGGATTTTGGAAATCGAAGACTTTACTTATACCATCACCGTGTGCACCACAGCATAAGATATAGCCATCACAGCGTATTGAACCATCACCTAAGTCATGTAGATTAGGGTCTTTGGTTTCAATATCCATTGCGATTAATCGTTTAGACATGCTATTTCCTCCATAGCTAGAAAAGTGGGATTTTTAACGAGATCCCGAACTCGCGTCCAATAACGGGTGGGAGGGAAGTCATTGGACTGGGTCATTATTTGGTTGTCACGCCAACGGCGTATTGCGCCCCCAGGGATTCGAACCCTGATACTACTGTTATTAACCACACAGCAAAAGACACGCTACCCGCCACAGGTTCTCTGGCAAGATTCTCCCTGCGACTCGCTTTCGCTTGCATAGTTCCAGTGACTATGCTCACTTATCCAACCCATTTAGGAGTGTACAATGACATACCGTCACGACTTTTCACAATACTTATTAGGATCGATCAATGTCTCAAGATTCTCATGTGCTTTCTTAGTACAAAGCATCAGATTGTCTATATCATTATTGCCTCGATCTCCATCAATATGATGGACAAACATATCATCAGGAATGTCACTAGGTTTAATACCTAGCTTATCAGCAAACACTTTCCTGTATGCTTCAACATATCTCTGATTCTCACTGTCCCAAATTCTTTCCGAGTCATGTCCATCACCAATAGGTTCAGGATCATGACTAACTTCTGCATTGATTAAATGTTCAGGTATCTTACCCATTAGAATACCGGCTCCTCATCCGTTGGTTCAACTTCTGGTTCAGCTGCTCCATCATTCTTTTTAGAACTTAGGATCTGAACATCCATACATTTAATAACGATAGCATAGTGCTTCTCATTATCTTTTGTCCATTCATCAACATCAAGCTCACCACAACCAGTAATCAAAGCACCTTTAGTAAAGATTGGTGCTATGTTCTTTACACGATCACCAAACTGCTTAACCTTTACCCAAAGTGTTTTCTTATAATCACCATAACCTGTGTTAACAGCGACGGACATTTCCATGATAGACTTACCGTTTGGTGTTGTCTTTACAACAGCATCTGCACCAAGTCTACCTGTAAAACAATATTTGCTTAAGTCAGCCATTACTTATTCTCCTTTCTATCAAAATGAAATAAGAACATAAGATTACAGGCAGCGTGAAGCAAGTGATTAACATCTGTTTCCTCATCATATATCTCACCTTTACGCCAAGCCATAAGATGTCTTAATGCCGCTGCGTAGTATCTGTTCTCTGCGTTCTCAACGTTCTGCCAAGAGTTTTCAGAATATTTCTGTGCCCCCTTAGTAAGAACATTGCCAATACCTTCTATAAATTCAGGTTCAATAAGATCAAGTCTTATCTTATCCTGATCATCTTTTCTTCCAGGAATTGTATTATTAATAAAGGCCATTTTTATCCTCCAGATAAAAAGATCCCTGATCAACTAAGACCAGGGATCTAAATTAATTAATTACTCACCATCATCTTCAGATGCACCGGCATCTGCTGTGATACTAAGAACTGTCTGCTGGATTGCTGGTAACTGTGGTTTAACAGCGCCTTCAAAAAGATCCTTAGAGATGAATGATCCTCTCTGAACCTTTACAAATTTAGCCATCTTTGCACCTTTCTTTGCTGGATTGTCAACAAGATCAGATGCAAGATCCCAAGCACAAGCATAAATAGGAGCCTGTGCACCATTTGGCAACAACTGTGATTTAAGCTGTGTGTTCCAAGATTTACAAGTACGCATAGAACCAACAGTTGGATTGAACAAAAGAACACCTGCTTCAGGATGTTCTGGCAACATAACAGCATAGATGTAAAGCTCTTGAACTTCATTGCCTGTTTCAGGATTGATCATCTTAGGATAACCCTTACCGCCCTTAGGCTGCTGAACAGTAACCTCAATACTGTGTGGTGCATAACGACCTACTGTATTGAATGGTGGTTCTGCTTCACGTTCATTCCAAATTGTGCGGAATGCAAGTGGAACAACTGTTACCACATTACCATACTCTTCACCAGTTGCTGAGTTACGCCATACACCTGGTGTAGCACCGTCTGCTGCAGCTGAACCATCAGGCTGAACCATACCAAGATAAGGTATAGCCTGTTCATTAGCTGTTATTGATTCAAGACCCTGACCTGCAAAGTCTTCCAAGAAACTTGTGTCTTCTACTGCTTTTGTATTAGCCATAAAGATACTCCTAGTGAACCCTGTTTTTGGCTCACGAATTAAAATAAATTATCACAAACTGTGACATTATAATTATAGCACAATTTAATCATTTAAGATTGAATTAGCTAATAATTATTTTATATATTGGTAACACTTTGCTTGGACTGATTGAGGCAACTTTCCTTTTGCCATTGAACATAGCTCAAGCACCGTCATATATACATACTTACCAAGATCCTTTGTACCTGCTAATATATCAGTAGGCACAAAACATAGGATCTGTCCTTTCTGATAAGAGCTTGGTAAGTTATGTTTTTCAACTATCGTAAACTCTTCGATAGTTAAACCTTTTTGGCATACACGTTCAATCATTCTATTTACACCACCAGATACACCTGCTATTTGTAAATAAGAGCTAGGTACAAATGGAAATGCTTGAACATGTTTGATCGGTGATCTGACTGCTGTATTTGTCATACGCATCATCAGACCTGGAGGACACTCAATGTCATCATATTCTACTGGAAATACACCAGTAGATACAATCTGCATTTTATCATACAGCTCCCACCAATGTCTCACAGCTGCTATATAGGGTTGTAATTTAGTTACTACAACGTATTCCCATATAGGATCATCTTGATTACTGTCCATTTAATGACTCCTCATATTCATCGATCTGTTCGTCTATCTGCTGGATAATCGAAGACTTACCTCTTGATTTCCAGTA